TTGACCTGCTAATCTTAACAATCCTATAGTCATTATAATTTTCCTTCTGCTGTTCTAAAATATCTAAATTCTGAGCTATTCAGTTTTGTTTTTAAAATTTTGTTTTGTGTTTCTTTAGGTAAGGCAAACCAGTTACGAGATCCATTATATTCTTTAGTCCATATTTGTAATATAATGGGTGGAATGCTTGCTACTCTTTTAAAATCTTTTGAAGCTGTATATCCTGTATTATGAGTATATAACTTTTTGTTTCTTTCTAGTACAGGATTAATGTTCTGTTTATTATGAATAGTTAGTTTACCATCTGATTCTTGTATATAACGAGTTTTACTAAAATCAGCATTCCATTCGGTAGCTCTTACCTTTGTCATTATTCTGATAATTCAGATATGTAGATTGCTCCAGTACCAGTCGCTAATATAGCTGCTACTTTTTGACCTGGAGAAACTTTCCAAATTTCAATTTCTTTAGCAGGTAAAAATGTTTTAGTTGCAGTAGCTGTAGGTGAAGTTGCAAATGTAATCCAGCAATCTGTATCAGATACTATTCTAGCATATTCTATATTTGCTCCAAATGCAGAAGATGCAGCAGAAGTATCTGAAGTTGCTACTCTTTGCAAAGTCACTTCTCTTAATCCATAGTTCATATTTTGTTTTCCTTTTGTTTAGGATATGTTCCCAGAACGTTCCAGGAACATTAATCCAAATTAATTATCTTCTTATTACGAATGTTACTACACATTCACAAGCTGTTGAAGATCCACCATCAGTTATTATTTCGATAGTTCCATCTTCTTCAACTCTGTTAGCAGCAGTTGGTTCAGCAGTATCAACGTCTCCAGCTGCAGATCCAGATTGTGTTACTGTAATTCCGCCACCAGTTACTGCAGTTCCACCTATTTCAAAAGAAAGAGCTGCGTCTGCAGTTGTAATTGCATTTTTAATTGATGTTAAAATTTTAATAATTGTTCCACCATCAGGCACAGGTACGAATGTTGATCCTGCAGTACTAATAGTAGTAATTTTTGCTGTTAAAAAGTAGTCGTTTAATGTTCTCATGATATTCCTTTAATTGTTCCGATCCTAACCTATCTCAGATCTTCAATTGTTTGAAATGCTGCTAGGCGAGCAGATTTGAGGTTACCCGCCTAAACAGTTATATTATTACGAAGTTGTTAAGTCAGCTATTAAGCCACTTGCAGCTTCATTTCTGGATTCCAGAGTACATTCAACTAATAGTTGACGTTTTTCTGTGTCACCAGTTTTTGCTAGTTCATGCATTGAAAAGTCTCTTAAGAAAGCTACTCCCCAGTAATCCATGTCTAGTACCCACCCATCTCTATCTCTAGAGAATCTGTTAGGTATTACTTGTGTTTGACCGAAGTCAGAAGCGTAAACATCGACTGATGTATACAAAGTTGCATCTGCACCTGCATCAAATCTAGTACTGTTACCAGTAAATCCTGATAACTTTTGTTTGTTGAATGGTCCCACCATAATTATTTGTGGGTTTCCACCAGCATTCCAAACTGATTTAATAACAGATTTTAATTGTGCTTCAGTAAAAGCTCTTTGAGTGCCATTTGTTCTAGCAGTATTACCTAAACCGCCAGATGCACCGCCTGAACCGAAAACATCGTTAGTTGCTACCCATGATCCTAGACCGCCTAATTGACGAGCAGTACTAGAACCGCCAGTTACTTCAGCATTATTAGAAGTAAGAGAAGATTCAAGATCTCTCTTTAATTCTTTTGCTTTTTTGGCTATTTGGTAAGCAATTTCAGATGCACGACCAGCTTTGTCAACTGCTTCCTGCGTACCAGTAATTGTAACAACCTTATCAAGAATTTGAGAAGAGTTGGACAATCTCGTAGTAGCAGTAACAGCATCAGCTGTAGCTTCATCCCCTTCGATTACCGCATTGTTCGTGACTGCTGCAGCCAAACTGTCAGTTTGCCATTCGTGCAGAACTGCAGTTGCTTGTGTTTTAGCTGCAGAACTTAGGAAAGGCGTGTCAGTTGGCGAGATGTTATAAATAACATCTGACAGATCTTCACGTTCACCAATGGAATCGTAAGTGTCAAAAGTTTCACTTGGTTGTGCCATAGTTTTTTACCTTTTTTGTTGAGATTTAAGATTAATCATGTCAAGCAAAGCGTTCTGAGCATCTTTAATATGTCCAGTTTTCTTTAATCGACCGATTTTACTTCTTATATTCTCTCTACCTGAACTTGAACCTGATTTGGCTACTCCAGATTTTACAACTCTAGGTGCGTTAGCTACCTTCTTCTGGGCTATAGGTCTTTTATCTTTAACAGATTTATAACTCATAGCATCTCTAATCACCATTAACATTCGATGATCAGCCAGACTCCCAATTTCACCATCATTAAATCCATAACTTCTAAGCGTTGTACGCATATTGGTTTTGAATTGATCGGTTTTATTAGGATCGCTGTACTCTGGTATTTTAGCCGCTGCTAAGTCTCGTTGGGCAGTAACGTAATCATCGTATTGTTTACGATAAGCCTCCTGAGCTTTAGACTTCATTCCATCTAGCTGCCTTTCTTGTTCTCTTAACTGGTAATCCAGTCGGGCTGCAGCTGTGGGATCTTCGTCATAAAGTTTTTGGAGATCCTTACTACCTTGTTGTTGTCTGATGAAACCATCAGCAGTTCCAATCAAGTCGTTTAGTTCTGATAAACGAGTATCATAAGATTGACGCAAACTTTCCTTTTGACTATCAAGATCTTTTCTTGCTAAGCCTAAAGTATGAGTTTTTTGTCTATAATCCGAGTCTCGTGAATAACCTGCTTTCAGTTCATCGAGGGTAACCTCTAACTCTTGACCACTAACTTTAATGCGGTGGAGTTCTGGTTCCTCTGTAGCTGTTTGCGTTTCTTCTTCGATTTCGGGTTTTTCAGTAGCTGCTTCGTTGGGAGTTTCTTCAGACTTTGATTGACTCTCTTTTGAAGGTTCCTCTTTGATCTCTTGAGGTTGCTCTGAGGGGACTGCTTCTTTTTTCTCTGGTTCCGATTGTCCTTTTTTAGGATTCAGAAGTCCAGATATTTTTTCAGCAGCACCTTGAACAGTTTGTTCTTGTGCCATGTAACGTTCCTCCTTGTTGGTTGACGTTTAACGAGCTCCTAGAATAGGTTAGCTCTTATTTAAAAGCTCAAGATCTTTTTGAGCTAGTTTTCCGCTTTCCATGATAGTTTGTAAATGACCTCTAATTTTGTCTAGCATATTATATGCCATCCATAGAGATTTGCGTTTATCATCGTCAGCAAAACCTGTGTGGAAAATCTCCTGCTTATAAGTTTCTAGGAGATCTTCAAATGCCTGTTTCAGAAGGGGATCGTTTAGGAGCACTTGGGCTCGCTTTCCCTCCCTGATTTGCGTTTCCTTTTTGTCCATCATTAAAGAATTGTTGTTGTCCTTTGACTATCTCTTTCATTAAATCTCCAGATTTAGAAAGATCAGTTTGTTCTAACATAGATCTACGCTTAAGTTCAAGCTCATCTATCTTAGATCCGTATTTAAGTTCTAATTCTTTAATCTTAATTTCGAAGTCAAGTAGTTGTTGTCTCATTCTACCTTCAATTTCTTTTAATGTTACATTCGCATTTAACTGTGCACGTTGGTTTTCACCTTGTACTTGTGCTAATGTAACTTTTTCAAATTCAGTTGGTGGTTTAGGTGGCAACTGAGGCATTTGAGCAGCACCTACGTCAGGATCCATGAAATAGGGTTCTATTCCATTTAAGCCTGCGTTCTCTATTAGTTTCTTTAAACTATTATATATATTCCTAAGATTAACCATGGGACCAAATGTATTTTGTTGTAAGTTTATTGCTTGCATTTGTCGTTCCAAGATTGCGTTAAGAAGAATGAGTTGTTGTTCTTTAGATCCTGTTCCTAAACCTACTTGAACAGTTACATTAACTCTATCTTTCCATTCGTAAGGTCTCATAGGAATATACTTGCCTCTAATTCTTACGATTTTTTCTTTTTGTTGGTACTTGCATACCAGTTCAAATATTTTTAAAGCTAGATCCTTTACACCTGTTTCAGCAAAGATTCTGGCGATTAACTCCATTCTCATTTGTGATTGTGTCAGAATTTGGTTTTGGCCAGTCGCTGTTTTATTTAAGGTATTTGAATCTAGCCCTTGTGATTGTCTTGTTATTCCTGTTCGTGTTTCTTTAACAGAATCAAGGTAACTTAACATTCCACTTGCTTGTTCAGTAATCGGTTGTGCTGGAAGAGGCATCATAACATTCGATGGTGGTTGTTTCGTTCTAACAATTCCACCTGGTCTATTAGTTAAAAGGTCATCCATAGCTACTTGTCCGTCTTGAACAGCAACTCTGTTATTATTTGTTAGATACATATTATCTAACATTTGTCTCATAACAGTCGATTTAATTAATTGAATATCTTCTACGAGTTCAGATACGGATCTTCCGTGAAATCTGTGTGGCATGATCACAGGTGTTAAGGAAATAAATGGAATGCTATCTACTTCTTCCATATCTATCATCTTACCTGTTCCAGATCCTGCAGTTGTTATTTTTAATAACTCTGCTTTGCCATCTTCGTTAACATCTAGTTTGACGTAGCATTCATAGATTAAAATATCATTGGTACTTTTATCACCTTCACTAGATCCGTGTGAAAAATCTACATTCTGGTGTCGTACAAATTTATCTTCTGTAAAGAAGTCGGTATTACCCGTAGGTAATCCCTCAACAAGATCTTGATCATAGCCCATTTCAACAAGTTCTGTTCTTGTTTTGTTCGTTCTATGACATACAAAGTTTGCAGAATTGATATCTTTACTTCGTCTTGAAATTAAAAATTCTTCTGGAGGAACTGGTTCAATTTTAACCTGTCCGTATAATCTTGTTCTATGAATGACTACATCATGAAGAGTTACTTTATCTAACTCTTTTCCTTGATCGTCTGTAATCGGTTCTTCGTATTCGGAATGATTTGAAACTTTAACTTCTAGATTAGCAACAAGATCATTAAACTCGTCATCTGATAATCTTGTATATTCTTCTCTTTCAGTTTTAGCTGAATCATCCCAATAAACTTTTAGGATTCCGTTCTTCTGAATCAAAGCATCTTTGAATGCTGAGTAAAGTGCAAGGAATCCATTGTTCTCTTTATAAAATATGTAGTTAAGGTAGTCAGAACATTGACGTGCCATTTCATCGTCTTCGGGTCCTGTACCTTCACAATTAAATACATTGTCTCCTGCAGTAAAAATTCTCATTAAGGAAGGCATGAGACTTTCTACTGTATCAAGTACATCATTAGATATTACCTGAGAACGACCTTCTTGTTCGTTCCCTAAAGGCATACCTAAATAATACTGTAATGATTTTTTTCTACGAGATACTAATTCCCCACCAATAAAACCTGATGCGTTATGTATCTCTCTACTTAAAACTGCTAATATATCTTTTTCTGATTTTGCCATTATACTATATATTTCGTATCTACTTTAATTGGTTTTTCCCATTCACTTACATCAATGGGATCATGCACAGCTCCGTATCTTAATGCGTCTGCTGCGTGTGAACACCAATCGTGAAGAGGTTTATTTTTAAATACCTGGTTCTTATCATCCCATTGTTTCCGATATTGTCTGACAGCATCTAAACCTATTTTACATTTAACTCTATCAAACCAACAATTCGGTAACATATTTCTCACAGATTCTATTCCGTGATCAATTTCTAATTTAGGAGCTACTTCAAAATCTATTCCTAATTCATTAGAAACTTCCAATCTAGATTTTCCTGTTCCTAATTCTCTTGCCTGAATATCATGAGGAGCTATATGACGTTCATAAGCATAACCTTTTTCTTCAAGTTTATCTGCATAGTGTGCTAAAGATTCTCCTGAAGTTTCGTAATAGTCAATGAGGTGTATTTCCTGTCCCACTCGTTGAGCAAACCAAATTGCTGTTGAGTCACCTATACCTAAATCCCACCACGTTTCTACACCTACATTTGTATCAACAGGCACGGATCCGATTCTTCCATCATTGTCGGCTTTCGTTATTAATCTTCCGTAATAACTTCCTGAGACCGCTGCAGTAAAAGAACATTCGAACTCCTGCTCGAATTGTTCATCGGTCATTATGGAACGTGCCTGTGCCAGTTCCTCAACTGGAATCACCTTGGTATCTGATGCTCTATACATCTTACCCATCCAGTCTTTATGACCTCGTTGGGCGTAATCATAGACTTCCCAGAATTGATTATGTCCCATGGGTGTTCCGATGAACATAACCCATCCTAATTTGTCAGATATGGCTGGTCTAATAATCTCAGTCCATACCCTCGGTGACATAATTGCATATTCATCCATAACAACTCCGTCAAATCCCATTCCACGGATACTGTCAGGATGATCTGCACCAAATATTTGAATTCGACTTCCGTTAAATAAATCTATTCTTAATTCAGTCTCGTTCCTACTGCCTCCTAAATACATAAGAGGTTTTGTGTAAAATTTTAAATACTCCCACGCAATAGATTTACCTTGTCTATAAGTTGGAGCTATGAATGCACATAATGATCTGGGTTTGTTTGCTGCAGTCTTAATCATTTCGTTAACTGCTAAAACTGTTTTACCAAATCGTCTATGACAAACTAATACTGTGAATCTTTTTTTGTTTTCGTGAACTTCTCTTTGATATTCCCTGGGCTTATAGGGAATGTTTATTGTTCTAGTTTTTTTGCCACTCGACTTTGATTGCAATCGGTTCATCGGATCCTATTCGTGAAGTTGAAGATGCTAGTCTTGGATGAACGTAAGGAGCTGCCTTCTCAGCAGCATACATTTTACGATCAGGGGAAGACATTGGGTTATTTAACACAGCTAAAAGATAATCTAAAGGAGAATTTTGGTATTTAATTGACATTTCCTCCATAGATTTCCATTTTGAAGGCTTACTTTTGGATCCGAAAGGTCTTCCAGCACCTTCTCGTTTGCCTCCATGATTAGGATTTTTAGTTTCTTCTTTAATAGAAGACTTATCCACTTCATTTTCGTATGTTTTTTGTTCTGCGTCAATAGTCATTATAGAATTTTTCTGCCCTTTTTATCAAACTGTCTAACTGGAGAGTATTTATAACCTCTACCCCATTTTGTACCTAGATGTTTAGCTCCTTTATAAGCACCATAAGCAAGTAAAGTTAACCCTGGTTTTTTTAGCATCAATTTAGCGGGTTTCACTACACCCCATTTTAAAAGACGTTTACCTAAAGTAACTGATGGTTTTCCGTATTTAGCATAAGATCTAGCTGCTTTTTTACCAACTTTAACAGCTCCAGGTTTACCTGTTTCCACATACCATTTTTTAGTACGAGTTGTACCTTTTTGTAGAAGCTGTTTGCTTTTTCCAAAAATATCTCCCTTTGGTTTTTTAGTTGTCATTATCTTTTTTTCCTTTTTGCGTATGCTTTAGCCTTTTTCTTACCAGCTTTAGTATATGCGAATTTTTTCTTTCCTACTTGTGGCATTAGACCTCCTTATTATACATATCCTGCTTTTTTAAGTGCTTTATACCTTGGATCGGATTTCGGTAGTTTTCTAAATGCTTTTACTAACTTAGGTTTTACTTCTTTACCCGAACTATATATCCCATAACTTGCTAATCCAGTAGCTCCTACAGAATATTTAATTGGATTTTTTTTAATATGCTTTGTTACTTTAGATCCATACTCAGTTGCTGGACCTCTTAATTCTTTAATAGCTTTTACAGCACTTGTGTAATGTTTTTTCGCAAATGCTTTACTTGCTATAAATGCTCCTTTTCCTATCATTATGTTCTCCTATTTTTCTTTTTCTTTTTTTTAGGTTTTAATCCTCTTGTAGCTAACTGATATGTTCCACCAATTGCAAGTCCAGCAGTAATTGGGTGATCCCAAGCAAGTTTAGGAAGTTTTTTAATTCCTTTTCTTAGACCTCTGCCTTCTCTTCTAACATCAGCTGCAAGCTCTTTTCCAAAACTGCCTTTTCTTTGTCCCCAATTCACACCTGTTTTAGAAGATGTAAATATTTTATCTGTTCTTTTTTTAGCTATTTTTCTAACTTTTCTTATATGCTTTAAACTGGCAGCACCAAATCTAGTTATCATTGGTATCATCTTAATAATCCTCTTACTGCAGCATCTCTGGTTGTTGGCATGGGCATATTACCGCCTGGTCTTTGTCCCATTTGTGCCATTTGAGGAGTCATTTGTTGCTGCTGTTGCAATAACCCCTGTTGTTTAGCCTGTTCAGGCATAAGTTTAGCACGCATAATTAAACCCAGCTCTTGAGCTTCCTCAGGAGTGAGTCTGATAATTTTGTCTGCTAGTTTTTCTAGTGTTCGTTTTGCCATTATTTAAAATAACCTGGACCTAGGCTTTCTATCCTATCTTCTAAGTGTTCATGATAATCTTTCCCTCTTGTTTTATAACTTGGGGATTTATGAATTACTTTTTTATATCTTTTAACTGCTCTTCTTTTAGAAGCAGGAACTGTTTTTATCTTATCAATATAAACACCAAAGTCTCTATATTTAGGTGATATCTTTTTAGATGCCGCTTTAGTTAAACGAGCTTTTAATTTAGTTGCAGGCGTTTTTCTAGACTTCATTGTATAAGAAAAAACTTTATTACCTAAAACAGATGTTCCATAAGAGCTTTCTGCTTCAAATGAAGTTGTTCCTTTTACAAAGTGATACTTAAAAGGTTTCTTTCTTCCAAGTTTAGTTCTTGAACCTGCTTTTGCTGCCAATCCTAATATTTTTGCTATTGTCATTATCCAAAATACTTCTGTTTTTTATATTTAATGATTCTTTCGGTAGCTCTAAATTTAGGGCTTTTAAAATTTGCAGACAGAGCTTCTGCTGCCTTTTTAGCCGCAGCCCTATCTCTTAAAAGCCATTTTAGGCTTTGTCCTGCAATTACTGGGGATTTTAAATAAGCCATTATCTTTTTCCTTGTCCTCTGTATGTTTTTCTTTTGCGGCTGTGCTTATTCGGTCTTTTCGAATGCCTGCCTTTTCTTTTCTTCTTAGTTTGCTTAACGTGGATATACCCGTATGCTCTGGGTTTAC